GTTAGGTATGAAGTTGTCCGTCTTTGGTCCCCGTTCTATTTTAAATTTAGATGGGAGGAAATATGATTCTCGTTTTCGTTATTACTGTTTTATGAAGATACGAGATTTTCGTTATAGAATGCTTGGTGCTCCTTATCGTACCCAGCAAAATTATGTTAAACTAATTAATTTGTATTATGAACTTGCGCATGCGCCTCTTGTCAATGTTGATGGGCATGTTTTTTCTCGAGTTTGTGGTAATCCCTCTGGGCAGGCTTCCACCACCCCTGATAACACTTATAAGAACTTTATGGATTGGGTTGTCATGTGGCATCTTATTATGCCATCTGAATTTCATACCTATGAAAAATTCAAAGAGTTTATTGTATTGGTGTTGTGTGGTGATGATGTTGATATTGCTGTTCATGAGTCTATTCGCCACATCTTTAATTATGAATCCATACGTGTTAACCAATGTTTTATTGATATGGAATATACCTCTGATACTCCCCGTTTTGCTAGTTTGGATGAATCTAGTTTTTTGGGTCATGAGTTTAAGTTGGTTAATATTCCTAGTCTTGGTTATCCTATGTATATGCCTGTTATAGATTGTGAACGTATGCGCACAAATTTTTTAGTCTATAATGAGGATCAGACTTTGTCTTCTACTATAGTTAGAGCGTGTGGTTTACGCTCCGAGACTTTTGCTTGTGAGTCTTGTAGAGAATGGTTTTCATCATTTATTTCATTTGTTCGAAATAAGCATCCTTCAACTGATCCTTCTGTTGTGGAAGCTTGGAAGAGTTATCGTACAGATGAACAACTTTGGGAGCAGTATTCTGGTGTTAAGGCGGTTAATATTGGTGCTTAGCTCCAGCATTTGGCCAAACCGTTTTATTTATACTCTCCTCCCCCTTTTTATATTTTATATTTGTTTCCTTTCTTTGTTTTAATTGTTATTAATTTTAAAATTTATTATATGTCAGATGGGCAAGTCCAAAGTCTTACCTCTGCTATTGAGAGGTGCGGCGTTAGCTGCTCCTATTGTAGCGGAGACTATCAGGTCATCACAGGCCCCAACCAACAGGAAGCCAAAGTCCAAACCCCGCAAGCGCAAGGGTCAACGCAAAAAGCGCAGCAGGGGCATGGGCAACCTGTCAGTTCAAAGTATAGGCCGGGGCGTCGCTCCCGTCGCCCAAAGTATAACCACCGGGGGAATGACAATTAAGTTTTTAAATGTCAATACCTCCGAGTTAACATTATACTTTCGTGGTTTCGCCGCTTCTGTCCAAATTAATGCCACTGGTACCATTGCCACACAGACTATTGGTTATGGTAATATTGGATGGAATTCCAATCTCTTTGGGTCTAATTTGGGCCTCGCGAATATACCTTTAGACCCTACTTTGATTAATCCCACTATGGATGATCTTGGTCAGGCTTTCCAAAAGTTTAAATTTCATAAAATTGGTTTGCAATATCTTCCGGGATGCCCAACTTCTACCACTGGGCAGTTCTGGTTAGTTCCTTCAGGTGATCCTCAATCTGCTATTAATTTGACTTCTAACCCTAGTGCCATTAATGGTCTTACTTCCGCTAGTGCTATTCCTTGCACTCCGTGGTCTCCTTCTGAGCATCGTGATATTACTGGTGTTGTCGATTTGACTGAGAAGTATAATTATGATACTTCTACTAGTGGTATTAACGATCTTCGTCTAGCCACGGCTGGTTGTATAACCATTATGGGTACTGCTTTGCCAGCTCAAACGGCCTCCACTCAATATATAGGTCAGGTTAGTCTTGAGTTCGTGGTCACTTTTTCACAGCTTACTAATTCTAATGTTATCTAACATATAATTTCCAAACTTATTATAAAATTTCTACACATATCGGCATTGTCGGTGTGTGCTATATATATTTTTGCACTTTTGTTTTATTTTTGTGCTCCTTTTTGTATTTTCGTTTCTCTTCCCGATATTGTAACGTCGTCGTGCTATACATCTGTTGGAGTTCGGCTCTGATCCCACTGGTTGGTTTGTTGTACATATGGAATAAATGTGCGCAATGATGTATCTGCGGGCTCCCTGCACCCAAGTTTCTCTAATGCTGTGCCCAGGTGGTAATGATACTGTAGACACTACGTATTAGAGTTTTTATTT